CTTGGATCTGTTCATCTGGCGTGTCGCCACCTTTACAGGAACGCCATTCACGTTCCCACAACAACTCGTTTAATTCCATCACTACCTTCTAATAGCGTAGGGTCTAGCAGTAAACAAACGTTTCGGAGGCATCACGGCCTCCAAATTCAAAGACTGACCTGCGTTGCGCCACAACGTAAAACTATAATCATTAAGACCAGACGAATATGCTGTCGCAAATGTTGTCCTAAGATATTCGGTTTCGCTAGAACCTAGAGCATTGCCAACAGCAGTACGTAATGCTATCCGTGTAAACGTGTTTGTAGATGTTCCCAGTGCTGTGTTTGTAACGGTACGTAGTACCGTCCGCAAACCAGTCGCAGTATCTCCTGCTGTTGCTCCACCTGATGCGCTTGCATTGCGCAACGATTTCATCAGGTCTGTTACAGTTTGATCTGACGATGTTGATACCGAGGCGGTACGTAGCGCTATACGCACCCCTGTTGCCGTCTGAGAGCCGTTACCGCCAGTTGCGCCCGTCCGTAGCGCAGAGAACAATTCGTCGCTTACAGAGGCTCCTAGGCCGCTCTCCGAGGCAGTGGCGTACCGTGTCACAAGCGGGTCTGCGGTCTGTGTCCCGCTAGCAGAACCGTTAGCAGTATTAACACTAGTTCTCAGTCCTGTGGCGGTGTCACCTACGGTGGCTCCGCCGCTAGCAGTACCAGATCTGATGCCCTTGTATAGATCTACAACAGATTCGGTTCCTGCTCCTGAGCCTGTAGCGGACACAAGCGAGGTGCGAACCGATGTATTGGATGATCCACCTGTGCCGCTGGACGAAGCCGTGAGCAAGTGGATCACATAGTTTTGGAATCCGTCGTATTCTACAGATTGTGAACTGTATTCTATGTTGGATTCGTTGTATCCTTTGTCGGTTACAACTTCACCAGAGTATTCTATTGCTTGTTCGTAAAGCGTGGAGGATTCGTACAGGCGTGCCATCCGCTACCTACTCAATCCTGTAAAATAAGTGCGCCGCTAAAACTGTTGTACCGAACCCCGCCAGAATAAGTAGCACCAAGACTTTGTGTGGAAATAAAGCGAGTGTCATTCGCTTCTAAACGCTCCGACCAAGAACTTGAACCAGTTTGGTCACCCGTTCTTTGTCTCAGCATCCTGCACAATTCATAATCACGACCGCCAGAAACACCACCTATTGTCCCTGAAGCAAGAACTATCATTACGTCGTTCACAGAACCGTTGTAAGCGTTCCATCGAACACTAAACGTATACAAGCCGTCAACTGGTGCAGTAAAGGTGTAAGTAGTTGTATTGAAATCTGACCCGACATCGTACACTTTCGTGTTGAACGGTGTCGTTGATGTGACGCTTACGTTGCTTGAAACGTAGGCTAAAAATGCACACTGGACTTTTGTTTTGTAGTCTAATGATGTGGTGACCGCCGAACCATCAACACCAACCTTCGACTGAAGAGCCTCAACAGCATCATTCAAATCAGCATGCTGAGTAGCATGAGGAACCGTCACAGAATCCATCGCATCCGTCCCAGACGGATTCGTAAAACTATCTAACGACGACGGAAAGTTTGTTGCCATCAGATCAAACCTTCATGGTCATGAAGGTGGTTGTGCGGATACTCCTCAGGGATGCTAGACATGTTTGCAACAAAACTCAACCTAGGATCAACCCACCCTTCTGGGCGGGGCGGAGGGTTGTTGATGCGCCACGGAATATAATGTGTTTCAACGCCGTCATCAAAACATGGTGGGCAAGGACATTCGACAGTGATCGAACACCCACACTCGGGGTTACGGCAACAGTTACACTCAGGAAGATCACGCAACTGTTGACGATACGCACGCCACGCCTCTAGTTCATTCTCTTTCATTTTCGGGGCGTTTAGTTCAACCCAGTCGGTTTCTTGAAGCCGACAGTCACGCCATTGGCGTAGCCACATGCGCCTAGCCCAATCAGCCCGCACAGGATCGGGGTCGTTAAAATAAACAACATCCCACTCCATCGGACTATCAGGACTCATAACACCCTGACAGACATAACCGTTCACAGGTGTTCCCTCGTAAGTGCAGAAGTCGTCAATCATTATGCCGCCTTAATAATCCAATTAAAAACGATGTATGGCTGTAAGTTGTTATGCGCTCCGTCAGAACCAGCAGAGCCACTACTGCCAGCAAAGTTTGGTAAATCAACCGAGTGGGTATGACTAGCGGTAGTTGCACCCGAAGTAAATGCGGCAATGTTGGTAGTGTGGTTATGCGAATCGTTGCTAACGCTAGCGGTCGCACTTGGCGTGTTCGACTGGCCGATAGAGCCATGAACACGGTGAGAAGCAGACGCATACTGGTTGTTCGAGTTCACCGTCGTAACCAACCCAGAAACAAGAATGTATTCGTCAGCCCAAGAAATACCGTAGTTCGACAAACCATAACCGTCCATAGCGGCGTTCGCCCCAGCCGCCTTATACCAGTAGTCGTGCAAACCGATCTGAATGTTGTGACGGTGAGATGAAGAACCAAACGTACCCGAATGACCGTGAGTATCAGTAGAAGAAGTCGTGCTCGGCGGATCAATCGAGTGAGTGTGAGAGGCACCACCAGAACCACTAGTTACAGAACCATGATCGTGGTCAATACTATGCGAGTGGCTAGGGATCTCTGCGCTAGACAACGTATGCGTTTTAGAACCGCCAGTATTCCCAACAGCATTAAAATGGCTATCACCCAAATCTAAACCTACAACAACACGACCAGAAGTGTTAGGCAAATTAAATGTTGTTGAGCCATCTCCAGAACCATACGTTGTTCCAATCACCGCATACAAATCGCTGTATGTGGTTCGGCTAACAGCCGAACCATCACAATACAGCCACCCCGATGGAGGAGAAAAAGATGTTCCAGCAAACTGCATCACCGCTCCCACGGGTGAAGCAGACCTAACAAGATAATCTAACGAACTGGTGTCTGTGGAATTGTCAATGCCAACTTTGGTTTCCAACGCTTCTACAGCGTCGTTGATATTTTGATGTTGAGCCGCATGGTCTGGGGAATCCAGCGTATCGGTAGAAATTGGATTTATTAAACTATCCAGCGAAGTCGGAAAGTTGGTAGCCATTTATTAACGAGCCTCTAATTCTGTAACCTTAGCCTCTAATTCCGCAATACGTGTGTTTGCTTCCTGAAGCCCAGCGACACTGAGAGCAATGATGTGGGCAATGTTCAACGTCGGCGTATCACCAGACTGGTCAACAGCCATCGGGAACACGGTCGCAACATCCTCAGCAATAAAACCAAGATGTTGCTGTTCCGTGTCCCCATCGTTATATCGGAACGTAACAGTTTCTAAACCATCCACAATCGCTGTCGCATCACCAGTGAACGTTTCAATGTCATGCTTGATTGTACGTGAAGAGTTCAACGACGGGTTGCGTGACTGAATTGTGTTGACGCTAATAGTCGCACCATCACCATCGTTTTTATCACGGAAATAAAAAATGTCTTGCGCTATACGAATTTGTGGAGCATGCAAGGTTCCAGACCAATAATGTGGAAACGAAAATGAAGGCTGGCTACCAGCAGTAGCGTCAAGCACAAGAGAAGCACCCGTGTAAGAAGCGCCAGTCAAACCACAACTTGTGATTGACTGGCGGCCACTGCTTCTAGCAAAAGCAGATGATTGAAGGCCGTCTACGGTGTCAGCGTCCAAACCAGAACCACTACCATCAACGGTTTTAATCTTCGTTAAAACATCAGCGGCAGTATAACTAGAACTAGCCAACTTTGCATCTAACGCAGTTTGCAAACCATCCACGTTGCTAATAATATGATTGTGTGAATCGTCACGAACAGCAACCGTCGTATTTGTCACATCACCCAAATTAGTTACAGTAACCGAACCGCTAAGATCAGAACCAGTACCAAACGTGATCGTGAAATCCTTACCCTCCAGATCCGCCAAACGTTTCTGAACCGTGCCAGCAGTAGTGTCACCAGTAACACCAACCACATTCTCGATAGATTCTATAGCGTCAGCCAAATCGTCATGCAAAGCCGCATGACCAGACAACGAAGAACTAGGGGTAGGGCGATCAAACGAATCTTTGGAAGTGGGATAAACAGTTGTCATATCAGTCCAGAGTTAAAGTAAGGCTGGTAATCTGGAACGTGTCGCCAACGGCGACCGTAGCAGAACCAGACAAAGCGCCAGTCCACAAACAGTTACCAGCAGTAGCCGCATCCCACATAGACCAATGAGTCAACGTTTCGTTGTTCGACAAGTTAGTCCACGTAACCGTAGCAGAACTAGTCATCGACCCACCTGAAGCGGAACTAAACGAAACAGCCTGCCGTGTGGTTTCACCAGCACCATTAGCGGTGCCATCCTCACCAGCATCACCAACATGCAACTGGAGATACGCTGTAGAAACACTAAAGTTAGTGCCACCAAACGTATCCAATAAAGCGTTCTCAGCATAATTACTAATCGACATAATCTACCTTTCGGTCACGACCCTTATAATATAGGTCATCCCGTTCTAAAGGGCGACGGCTTCTAGCCGGCGCGCCGTCGCAACATGTATCTTTCATACCGCAAGCAGGACACCGCCAACGTGTAGCAGTTGGCGGGTATTCCATTCCGCAGTTAAAACATTCTATCACAATAGCAGTCCACAGTCAGAGGCTAGATTGCTTTTAGTTGACGGCTAGACTTTTCACGCTCAGCCATCTTACCGATCAGTTCGTCTAGTTCGCTATCTGTTAGGTCAGCCATACCCTTGTTGCTAGACGAGGAACTAGGTGCGGGGGTCAGACGGTGCGTAGCCTCTAGATACAGTTTGGCGGCTCGCACGTCACCTGAGACTCCTTTGTCGTAGAGTGCGTCTAGGATGCGTTGTGTTCGCTCTGGTGACCCCTGTAGTTCTTCTACCCGTCGATCCCATTCTTTGATGAAGTGTGGTTTCTTTTGCCAACGACGAACAGTCGTTGGATCAACACCCTGCTCTTCACAATACTTCATTTGGGAACTAGGGGTACGCTCATGCGGTGGCGTGAGCAACCAGTTCAAGTAGTGTTCTTGTCGTGAGTCAAGTAACTGTGGTTCAGCCATACTATTGTAGAATCGTTCTAAGTGTTTTACATTTTGTAAAATGTTGTAGAAAAGTTAGAACGCTGTGCTATAGTATATAGCAATAGCAATAGCAATAGCAGTCCACAGAAGCCGACAGGCGGATGTGGACATAGCAACTAGGGAGAGAAATGCCATACGTTAACGGCAAGAAGTATCCGTACACGAAGGCTGGTAAAGCCGCCGCCAAGAAAGCGGCGGCAAATAAAAAAACTGCTACGAAGAAGAAATAGCATGGCAAACCCTGACCCCCGACTCAAACGTGCTGGAGTAAGCGGCTACAACAAACCAAAACGCACACCAAACCACCCCACCAAATCACACGTAGTCGTAGCCAAAGAAGGCAACCAAATTAAAACCATCCGCTTCGGACAACAAGGCGTATCAGGCTCCCCCAAAAAGAAAGGCGAATCCGCATCCTACGCGGCACGCCGCAAATCATTCAAAGCCCGCCACGCCAAAAACATTTCTAAAGGCAAAATGTCAGCCGCATACTGGGCTGACAAAGTGAAATGGTGAAATACGTGACATGGGTCACGGGACTCCTAACAGGAATCTGTCTAGGGTACGCCATAGCAACCACACAACACATCCACGAAAGATACCATTCAGGTATACCAAAGTAAAATAAACTAGGCTCTCTGTCCCTCAGGCATTGGAATACTACACATGCGAACGGGCGCGCCCCCCCATGCACCCCCCTGCCTGCCGATTGCGCCTTATGCCTTGCGGGTGGAGGGGCGCGAGGCAATCGGCTCGCCAATTCAACGTCGGGCACCCCCCGTTTTCGGTTGTGAATCTGCCTCGCCTCATGACGTACGGAAACTCACGCTGTTCTGCGCAGGGTTTCAGGGTTGACAATCGTTGACATGCCGAATACAGTGATGAATGTCGATCGGGACAGCCAGTCTCGAATCTGACGGAGCGAGAAGCACGCCGAGAGGTACAGCCGCTCCCGATCCCTAGTCAGAGCGTGTTCTGGCACCAAGGCTAGGGGCGACCTAGATGATTGCGAAAGCAGTCGGTAGCGATGGCTTACGAATAGCGTATTCGGACTGGTGACAGTGGGAACGTAGTAGGTCTGAGGCGGACTAGGGTAGGATCTCACGGGATTCAGCGTAGTGGTGTGTCAATAATCACCAGAGGGCATCCGATCGAGTGTCTAGGCTTAGAAAGGTGGGCGATAATGCCCATGTTTCGGCTACCTCGGCGGGGAGAGCACGGTTTGACGGCCTCACGAAACTGTGGACGTGGGATTTATGGGTAGGGTTTAGCGTCGCTGGAGCGATAAACGGGGTTCGATTCCCCGTTGACGCACTGCCGCCGACGGCGGCACATAAAAAAAAAAAATACCGCACACACAAGGAGAAACAACATGGCAACAACATCATTGAGCAATCTCGTGGAAGAGGCGACCTATGGTCGAATCGCTAGGGCTTCCACTTGGAAGGCTGAACGGATGACTACCCTAGAGGGTAGGGTCGATGTCGAGGTTTGGCACTACGACACGAAGATGATCGTCTTGCAACGGCGAGATGGTGAATGGTACGCTGTCCCTTGTTCCAAGGGATGGGGAAGTGTTTCTGACAAGCAAGGTGTTGGCAAGATCCTTCGGGGTTGTGGTTGTGTCAATGCCAATTCATACAATGAATTGCACGAGGGTCAGTGATCCGATAGGCTAGGCTGGTGCCTTCGGCAGGGTTCGATTCTCTGCCTAGCCACTGCCGCACTAAGGCGGCACGTACAAAGGAGAAACAACATGAGCACAAACACACGAATCAAGGGTGGCGCTGTGGCGGCTTTCGCCGTTGGCAAAACGGTGGAGATTTGGTATGCGGCACCGAACGGTGATTCTAGCGATTCGGTTATCCACCATCTCTACTGCCACAGTGAGAGGCAGGCAGAGGCAGTTGCAGAGATGCACCGTAGCGTTTGGAATTTGACAGTCTGAGACTGTCAGGCTAGGATGGTCGCATCGGGGTTCGATTCCCCGACTAGCCACTCCTCACCGTTTGGTGAGGTACACCTACAACACCACAAACCTAGGAGGTTTGGAATGAGATATGTCCACAACGTTGCCATCGTAGATGACAACATCCAATGTTTCGTTAGCGATTCACCAATAACCGACAGTTATTGGGTCGATTTCAACACTCTGCCGATGGCAGAATGTCGTCGTGCCAGCCGCAATCTAGAGATTGCGACAACTGCCACAACGACACGAGATCAGATCGCTGATCTGATTCGCCGTCACTTCGCTGGAGAGTTGACGGCTAACGATTACATCGTTAAGCCGAATCGTGCTCAGCGTCGTCGGGTTTCGACTTCAACAACACCAGCGCCGAAACCATCGGTTTCGTCGTCACCGATGGATCTTGGTGTCATCTCCGATGTAATCAAGGCAACGGTGGCTGAGGCGATGTCATCGTTCCAACATCCTCTGGATGTTGACGCTGTGAACGCTCTGATCCACTCTGCCATCGAAGATGCCAGACTGCCAGTGTCGTACCAGTTCAACGTCGGCTCTAAGCCGACGGTGACAGTCAACGGAGCACACCACATGGTGCCATCCATCGTTCGATGGATGACTGCAGGGCTGAACGTCTGGCTCCACGGCGAGGCTGGCAATGGTAAATCTACCATTGCAGGTCATGTGGCTGAGGCTCTAGGTGCTGAACTCTTTGAGATCAGCCTCTCACCAGAGACTAGCGAAGTGAAACTTCGAGGCTACAACGACGCTCAGGGACGTGAGGTTCTGTCTGCCATAGGCAGGGCAGTCAAGGCGATGCTTGAAGGCAAGACTGTCGTCTTGTTCTTGGATGAGATCAGCAACGCTAGACCAGACCTAGCGACATGGCTCAACATGATGCTTGCCAACCGAAAGGTTGAACTGCCTAGTGGAACATACGAACTCACTGATGAGTTCTATGTTCTGGCGGCGGCGAACGACATCGGTCTTGGTGCCTCAGTCAAGTACCCGAAGGGCAAGTTGCAGGATGCTTCGTTCCGTGACCGATTCAACTTCGTTGAGATTGGCATTGACATGAACATCGTCAACTCTGTGGTTGCTAGCAAGTGCCAAGACGAGGCACTGCTTCAGCAGTGGATGGGTGTCTGGCACACGGCACGACTGAACGTCAAGACCTATGGTCTCAACTTCGAGATCACTCCTAGGTCAGCGATTCAAGGTGCAACCTTGCTAGGTCTTGGTGAGAGCATCGAGGTTGCTACGATGGCGGCACTCCTTCGAGGAGTGCATGACCAACATCAGATTGACAAAGTGCTGGAAGGCACCAACGTGAAAGTGAGTGCATGATGGAATGGGTCACCGAATATCACAACTCTCTTCGAGAGTTCATGTCCACCGTGTCAGATCGTACTAGAAAGTACGATGCTGGCAGTGGCGATTGGTACGGCTACACCAACGATGTTGGTGAGGCTCTAGCGATTGCGGAGCGTGGCTGGCAAGAAGTTCGACCGAAGGTCGATGCGGCTAGGTCAGAGATCATGGGTGCTGTTAGGCAGTTCGTGAACGTTGACGTTGTTCCAACGTGGCAGGTTGCTGGCGGCGAGGTTGACATCGCAGAGTTCTTGACTGGCAATCCTGAGTGCATGGTGACATTCCCTGTCACTGAGCAGTCCACGATGAAGCGTAGCCTAAGGCTAGTCCTAGACCCTGGTGGCTGTGCCAGAGTGGATGGTGAGGAACTTGCCACCAGAGGTGCCGCTGTTGCGACGCTGTTGGAAGTGTTGCAACTGTTGGGATTCTCACTGGAAGTGATGATTGCTAGCCCAGTCAAGGGCACGATCCAAGGCAAGGTCTACACACCAGTCATCAAGGCTAATGAGGCTGGCACCTTGGTGGACATCGACAATCTGATGTTCGCTTGCGGTCACCCCGCAATGCTCCGTCGGATGATCTTCACTGAGCGCCTTCAGCACTCTGGTGCCATGGGATCTAGCGTTCGGCTGGATGTTGATGCTCTAGGCTTGCATGACATTGACCTTGTGATGCAACGTGCGGAGCATCGTCGTGGCGATGAGCCTGATGCTGGCTTCCAGCCTGTCGAATGGGTTCGGTGGGCGTTGGTGAACCTAGAGATCATCTAGGCTAGACGCTGGATGGTGGTGGGGCTTCGGCTCCACCACCATCACGCTGGATGTAGCGTGCTGTGCACCACCCGAACTACTGTTGTAGGTGGTTGTCTCCCCTGATGGGGTGGTGCATGGCACGGTGCATCCCGCACCATGCAGAGTAAAGGAGAAACAAATGTCTGCACAAATGACTATTGACAAACGCATCCACGACTTTGGTGACGGAGTTGTAGCATCTTGCTACAAGGTGGAGTGCCCTAGCCTAGAACATGCTGTTCAGATTCAGCAGGTGATTCCACGATCGAAGATCGTCCAGTCTGGCGACAAGGTTCTTGTCGTTCGGGTTGTGTCTACTGATCGTGATTCCCGTAAGGTTGCGACGGCTATCGCTAAGTTGGCTGGAGTGAACTGATGTTCATGGCTGACTGGACAAACCTGATTGACACTGCTATTGTCGTGGTGGCTGGCATCGCTTTGGCGGTGCTGGTCACACGACCAACTGAAGGAGACAAGTAATGAGTATGCAATGCACGATTGAAATATGTTGCGACAACTGTGAGGATGTCGTTGACGTGTTTGAGTTTGAGATGTACGACGGGGATTCCGTTGGCAACTTCCATGTCGATGGTGACATGGTGTTACAGCATGACGGACAGTGGTTCTGTCAGGACTGTGATGAGTCTTTGGAAGAGGAGGACTGACATGGAGTGGTTGCCAATAAGCACCCGTTGTCCACATGAGGACTGCGGTTCACATCTCATCTCCAAGATGGAGGATGAGTTCATGGATGACATGATCCGTGAACTGTGGCAGTGCGACGAATGTTCGGGGTACTGGTCTGAGGTGCACCGTTTGGAATCTGTCCGACTGTTACGCTCTGATGATGATGTGTCCGACTGGTGGGCACACGCTAACTGAAGGAGATTTCTGGTGAACGAGTTTAGAAATTACGATCAGCCGCACTGCTGGCAGTATGACATAAGGCTAAGGAATCGTGAGCAGGATCTTGCTGATGCTGGTCTTACAGAAGATTACGTTCAGGAACTTTCCACCTCAGATTTTCACTTCACCATTGTTGAGGATGCTGATGAGCGGCGGAAACTTAAAGAGTTCATAGAGAGACATGAGTGGTTAGGCAATCTGTCTCAATACACGACTCACTGGTTCGCCGCATATCATCACGACATACTTGCTGGAGTGTTGTTGTTCAACCTGCCAAACGCATTTTCTAAAATGCTAGGCGAACAAACACCAGAACTAGAACGTCTGATTAGTCGCGGAGCGTGCATCTCTTGGAGTCCTAAGAACCTAGCCAGTAATTTTGTGATGTGGTCGATCAGATGGATGTCTGAGAATACTCAATACAAACTGTTCACTGCATACTCAGACCCGATGGCTAGAGAAGTTGGCACTATCTATCAAGCGTGCAACTTTTATTATCTTGGGAACAAGGCTGGCACTTCAACAAGATACATCAACCCATACACGGGGAAGATAGTTTCTGACAGATTCTTCCGAGCGAGGTCTGCGTACAGAAAGTATGCGAAGGAGTTAGGTTTGGAGTGGCAACCGAACTGGTGCACCAACACCAAGATGCTATGGGATAACATACCAGATGATTACGAAGAACAACTTCGCAATCATAGCAAACTAAAGCAGTCGCAGGCTCAAAAAATAATAGTGCCGCCAAAGCATAAGTATGCGATGGTGAGGGGGGCTAATAAGAAAGAGACTTCAGAGTTGAGAAGTTTGTTTATCTCAAAAAACAAGACCTATCCATATCCCAAAGATAGATAATCTAATAACAACACATAACAAAGGAGAATAAAATGAAATTCCATAACGGATGGTTGCTACCTAAAGGTATCAACGTGGAGCCGACACCTGTGTTAGTTCCTGACAATGCGGCTAGCATTGCTAGCATGTTGGGCTGTGACCTGTTCGATGTCATCAGCAATGACATTGGTGACAGTGACGGCAAACTCACCACCATCATCGGCTATGTCGATGACGAGGGGCTGTTGAAGAACCCTCAGATGAGTGACCTGAATCATCTAGCGATGTTCCTGTTCGATAGGGAACACCCTATCGTTGGCGATGTGCTGGTGGTTGGTGCTCTCAGCCCTGATGGTGAGTACGACGGTCATAACTATGACCTGCCAGAATGGGTGACCACCCTAGGTGACGAGGTTACTGAGGGTGCCGCCGACCGTTACAACGGTGCGATGACTGGTATGCTGGCAATCATGACTGCCCTAAGGGACAGTGCGATTGACGAGGATGCGTTCATTGAATCGTTGTTCGATGATTCCGATGAGGGTAACGCTAACTTCATCACGATTGCTAAGCAGGCTATCAAGTATGCCGAGATGCTAGCAGAAGTAGAAACATCTACCCCGATTATCGAGGGGTTTGAGCGACTGTTAGGAGAAACAGATGACTGAATACAAGTGCCCTGTGTGTGACAACACGATCAAGGTGGGGGTGAACCTTCGGGTTCCCCCCATCTGCGCCAACCCTAAGCACCGTAAGGTGGCAGTGATGATTGCGGAGGAGAAGAAATGATTGAAGGCTACGAAGATGAGATTTGCTACAGATGTAAGGAGTCTTTCACTGGAGCAGAGTGGCTAGACAGACACGAGGTAGACTTGTTCAGGGAAAAATATTATCCCGACATTCAGGTTTGCCACGCTGACTGTTGCCCTGATTGTGTGGTGTCGTGATGGATTGCGGTGTGCTAGAACATGACATGAATTGTTTGTGTGATGTAATCATCACTGAACCTACACCAGTTAATTACGGGCTAGAAGATCATTGGCTTTTGTCTATGGTTGCTGAACATTTTGACTTCCATTTGTTTAATAGCGGGAAAGAATTAGGTTCCCTTTTAGAGAAATGCGACAAGTTTCTGAACGCATATTTCGATGAAGAAAACCTAGGTGTTCCCGTTACTTCTAAGTTTAGACTGGTCAGAGATAAGGCTGAGTTTATTGTAGCATCCCACAACGGAGACTTGACACCGACCGAACTGTGCCAACAACTAGGCATGGAAGAAGAAGAGTTTGTCAAGTGCATGTCCTACGGTAAGCCTAAGGGTAACACGTTGGAAAGAATGGACAAGTTTGTTAGGCTACGCAAAGAAGGTGTAACACACACTAGAGCGTGTGGTATCATGCAAGTGAAGAACAAGACGAGACACACAGGTTTGTACGGATGGTTAAGCCGAACATTCGTAGACCCCTATGAACAGGAGAAAACATGAGACTAGACCCACAAGAACAAAGAATCTATGTACGCCAATCATGGCTTGGCGACTACCTGATTTGCCCTGAGCGTTCACGTCTTGGTGTGGCTATGCCACAGTTCCGAACAGGTTCCGATGCTACCGCTATCGGAACAGGTGTTCACTCTGCTATTGAATGGGCACTAAATAGTTTTGACAATGCTGGTTCTATTGCGTATGAAGAGATGAAACAATATGCGCAAGACGAAGTAAAGAAAGAACTATCTAAGCCTGATATTAAACTGACTAAGATTTCTGATAGTCCTATTGAACCGACTGTGGACGCTATGGTTCATAGTTGGGTAACAGAAATAGCAATAGATGTAGAATGGGGTGGGACAACGGAACTAGGGTTCCGTTATCCCTCAGGTCTATTGGCTAGTAATGGTTACGAAATATGGTACGAAGGTACTATGGACTACATAGATCCTAATGGTACCATTTGGGATTGGAAAACTGCTGGCAGAAAATACTATGCCAACGAGAAACAGAACAAAGCGTACCAGCCTACGGTCTACTGTCAGTTCGCTAAGCGTAACGGTCACTCCACTAGCGACACACAGACTTTCAAGTACGGTGTGATGATTCGGAAAGAAAAGCCAGAGGGTCAGGTGGTAGACATCACACGCACCGAGTCGGACTACCGCTGGTTGAACCGTCAGACACAGGTCATCGTGAACAACGCCCTTCAGTCTGGCATCACCAGTGCTTGGCCGATGAACGACCAAGGTACCCTCTGTTCAGCGACTTGGTGTAACTACTGGTCGATCTGCAAAGGGTCTTGCTGACCGACGTTGTTACATCTGATATGATGTTTACATGAACTTAAGGGAAGGCGGTGTCGCAGGAGTGGTGTACCTGCAAATGTTTCTCCGCCGCCTTCCCGAAAATCTTGGAGGGCAAACCCTAACAACATAAACAACTAACATAGAAAGAAGTCAATACCATATTTCTTTCACCCTAGGGTGGTCTGCAAACCTGCCCTCCAAGAAACTTCTCCATACCAACAAACACAAAGGAGCAATACATGAATAAGGATGAGTCAATCATCACGCAAGTTGCCGCAAAAATTGCGGCAGAACTAGCAACGTCGGTGAAGCCCGACAACATTGAGTTAGCCACTGCTGATTGGGCGGTCGCGTTCGAGATCGTTCGTGACAGCATCTTCAACGCAGTTGGCAGTGCACCAGCACCTAGCCCTGCACCTAGCCACATCACGGACATCCCGATGCAACAGATTCAGGATGTGTTCCCAACCGCAACGATGGCACCTGCACCACAGCAGTACGGTCAGGCACCCACGAACATGGGTGTTCAGGTTAAGGGCACACAGCATGGCGAGTTGCCTGACTGGTTGGTGGCACAGTGCGCCGCCGCAGGTGTCACACAAGTGTGGGACAACCGTGACGGTCTGGCACAGAACCCGAAGCGGCCTTGGTTCAAGGCGGCTGACGGCACGAAGAACGCACGTGGTGACGACATGGCGTTCTGGCCTCCAAGGGGTCGGTGACCTAGATGGACACCGCCACTCTAGAAGAGCGGTGGGCGAAGTTAGGGCGGGGAGAGAACATCTCCCCGCCTGATTCGTCTACGGCCACACTTGCTAGACCTGCACTTTACAAACCGTTATCGGATTCCATTGACGAATACGTGCATTGGGCGCAACATCCTAACGAACGTATCTACTTCGGGTTCCCTGACCTAGACGAACAGGTACGTGGTGTTGCACCATCAGAGATGTGCCTAGTCAACGGGTTCTCCCACTCAGGTAAGACACTGTTCTTGCTACAGATCCTTGTCGCTAACCGTGACAAGAACGTTGTCTACTTCTGTCCTGATGAGCCACGCACCTTGACGCTAATCAAGTTGGCGTGCCTAGTTCACAAGGTGGAAGGGCGCAGGTTGGAGCAGATGATCTCCGACGGTGATCCCGAAGGGATCGAACTGTTGGAATCTACAGCACGAGAATGGTTCCCTAACCTTGCAGTGTTCGACCAGTTCATGTCACTGAGTGACATGGAGAAAGCAATGATTGAGGTGGATAGGCACCTAGGTACACCAGCGTTGATGGTGTTCGACTATCTAGAGTTGCTATCGGGTGACGAGACTGTGCCTGCTAAAGCGAACACAATCAAAGCGTTCGGTAAGCGTCATAACATTCCGTTGATCGTACTGCACCAGTCATCACGAACCGCAGGTTCGGATGGTCAGAAGCAGACGATCTCTTCGGGTGCTTACGGTGGAGAACAACAAGCGTCACACATCATCGGTGTACGACGTAAGAAGTTTGAGATCGACCGACAGATGCGTGACATCGTAGAGAAACTGAACAAGTCTACCGCTAACGAACGTATGTTGGAACGGCTAGATCAGTTGCGTTACGAACAACAACTGCATGAGAACACTGTGACTGTGAACCTTGTGAAGTGCAAGCGTCAAGATGCACACCTGCTAGACGACATTGACTTCGAGATTGAGCAGGGCACAGGTAGACTGCTGAGACTCAACGGTTTCGGTGTAACAACGACCGAAACTAACGACGACGACTATGATGCCCAAACAGTATTGGGTGACGACTGGTGAGGAGAAACAATGCACCAAACATTAGAACAATTCAAACGTATCTTCAGAGGACGTGGCGACGTATGGGGTCACGACGAAGGGCGATGCGTCAAAGAGAAACTAACCGACGACCATTGGGCAGATCATCTAGCAGGCAGGTCAGGTATCGGGATTTACCCTGCCGTTCCCACACCTGCCCGAAGTGTTGTTTGCGCTTGGGGGTGTACCGACATCGACACGAATGACCTAGAAGCAACACGACTACTACAGTCAACGTTGCAGGTCGCAGGCATCCCCGCATACGTAGAGCGTTCCCGCTCCAAGGGCTACCACATTTGGGTGTTCGCTGACCAACCTGTGTCCGCTCAGTCAATGCGTGACATGCAACTAGCCGCACACCAAGTGGCAGACATGCGACCCATCGAAGTCAACCCTAAGCAGACAGACGTAAGCGCACACAAGTACGGCAACTATGTACGGTTGCCTTACGTGGGTGGCATAGACAGCACACCTGAGCGTCGTGTCATCATAGATGACAACGACACACCAGTACCACTACAAACATTCCTAGACACCGTACAGTTCGCTGACCCTGAACTCATAGATAGGCTGGCTTCCATGTATCAACCTCCAACCACCAGACAAGTAGCATCATGGGATGTTGTCGATCCTTCAACAGACCTAGCCGAAGGGCTACGTACCGTGTCACCGTTGGGTTATGTCATCTGGCGTGACGGTGCACTGGAAGGACGTGACAGATCCACCACGTTGGCACGACTGGCACACATCTGTGCCGAGTCAGGTATGCCGCCATCGGCGGCAACGATGGTGGTGCGTGACGCTGACCGACGTTGGGGCAAGTTCTACGACAGACCTGACGGTGACGAACAGATCGACAAGATGATTGTGAGGGCATACCAATGATGATGATACTGAAAATATTTATGATGATTTACCTAGGCATTACATCCATGTGGATTGACTCGGAGGAAGGACGGTGTGATAATTGGAACGCAACAATGCAAATGCACGGTCTAGATCCCGAGGTGTTTTCGCCTATCATGTGGCGTGAATCACGATGCGAAGCATGGCAAGTGAACGAGGATGATCCGCACAAGGGTTCGTTCGGGCTACTGCAGATCAACTCTATCCACCTAGAAGATGTCAAGTTGCATCCAGATAGATGGGCTGGTGTAGAGAGATGTCGGGTCACAACCACAGGTGACTTGCTGATCGGTTGGCGAAACATCTGTTTCGCTAGCCACCTAGTAACTAGGGCTGGTCTAGATCCTTGGGGTCTATGATACAATAATAGTTATGGCTAGACGCAAATCCCCCAAGAAACCTTTCACCATAAAAGTGGAGCAACGCCCAGTGGTGAAAGGTAGACCACGCCTAGGTCGCAGGGGACGTGTGTTCACACCTGAACGCACCCTGATGGCGGAAGAGTTTATTGCTGACCAGTGGCGCAAGGAACGTGCACCATACTACGAGACACCTGTGATGCTGGAAGCAGTGTTCACACCGACATCAACAGAAATAACTATCACACCTTTAGATCCTAGCCACACATCCAAGTTACGTGGTGACACCGACAACTATCTGAAACTGGTATGCGACGCACTGAACGGTGTCGCATACCCTGATGACAAGGCGGTCATGGTGATCCGAGGAGAAA